ACCCTGATGCGACCATTATTCAAGTCACAGACGACAAGACGCCAGCCGTACCCGGTGTCTCGCGGGTATTTGTGACGCAGGGCAATCGGCAGTACCTGATGCAATGGCGCACCAATGCCTTTGCGGAGTTGGGGCTGACGGAACCAGCAATGTACATGGATACCGACATGATCGTGCGGCATCCGCTTGACCCGGCTGCCATACTGAAAAGTTGGGGGCCGATAGCCATGACTCGTCGTGAATTTAACCGTGACGCGGGGTTTAACCCACGCCAGCGCGGTCAGGACTACAGCGAGTATGCGGGTAAGACGCTGGATCAGGTTTATCCCTATGTCGGCTGCTGCACCATCGCCTCGGATTGGGGTGTGTGGGCTGACCTTGCCGAGATGTATAACGTCCTGCCCGACAAGTTCTGCGTGTGGTACGGGGATCAGGAGGTTTTGCGGGAATACGCTAAACGGGTGAAGGTGCAAGACCTGCCCGAGTCGTATTACGCGTGTCTGCCCGAGTTTTTGCCGCAGCATCCCGACCCCGCTATTGTGCATTACAAAGGCGCTCGCAAAGCACTCATGCCTAACGTAGCTGCTCGGGCTTGATGGCGGCCATATATCGCTCCATCAACTCACGCACCGTGGCCTCGGGATCACGCGCAACGTAAAACTCCCCGCGTGGCTCAAATATCGCTTGGAACTTTTCTTGGCTCGGGCGTAATTTTCCTTTTTCTACTTTGATTTCTACCCAGCACACCCACGGTGTTCCGTCGGGCAGATTCCGTACGACGAGACGATCGGGTACGCCTCCGTTTAAGGCGAAGTCTAGGACGGTGAACCCTGCCGCGTGTAGCGCCCGGCCAATAAGGCCATCGTTCGCATCCCGCCTCGCCTTGTATCTCACTTCGTGCCTCGTTGATGCAGCGGCCTAACCAGATAATCCACCACGTTCTATTGCTCCGCTTTAACTCTGGCACGAAGTCTCTCCACAGCCTTTTCACCCCACAACTGGCGTACTAGCCCAATCGTATCCCTATCCGACAGCACGGCAGCAGCGCCAGCCTCTCGGATTAGTTCAGCGACCCTATCACGGTTGACCTCAACGCCTCTGGCTAACTGTGCGTCGTAGAACTTTAAGCGGTTCAGCGGGGATTCCTGTACTGCCGAATTCCACATCACCTGATTAGAGTGGAACTGATGTTCTAGGTTGTGACTGGGTTTAGGCTTTTCCGGTTGAGCCTGTTTAGTCGGAAAGTAAGTGAATTCATCTCCCATAAGCCCCCCGCCAATCGGTGCTGTCCCAATTACCTTTACCGTGGTTGCACTCGTGGCAAAGGATTTGGAGGTTATCAAGCTCTAACGCTAATTCTGGATGCGTTAGGCGGGGCTTGATGTGATCAACGTGCATTACCGCACCCGTTGCAGGGGTAGCGCCGCAGCACATACATCTGGGGCCAAACTTCAACAACGCCTCCATTCGCACTTTGCGCCACGCAAAACTTTCTAAAAACTCTGGTTTGGCGCGTTTAGTTCGCTTCGCCAACTTGTGTTTGTTGGCGCTGATTACTTCCAACATCACCGCGTGGTGCTTGTCTAGGTAATCAATGTTTTTTTCTGGCACCCCAATACACGGTGCATGGTGCATTTCTGTTAACAGTTTTACGGCTAACTTGATTGGTGATTCGCCAGATTGCAGTCCCTTACCCCTGACTGCCCTGACGTATCTGCTTGCTACCCGTATCCTCTGTGCTTCTGTCATCTTACCCATGTCTTAATACCTCAATGCTCGGAAGCCCGGGAATGGCCCCCCTACCCCCCACTTCTGCGGAAGGCAGCGAGGCCAAGCCTATGCCCGTATAGCCACGGTGTTTAGGCCCGCTGGACTTTGGTAAGCGGTGTCCAGCCCGATCCAAACGACCGGCCCTCCGCTGACAGATTTGGCCCATGTCAAGGGGCTGCGTGATGGGTTTGTTGACAGAACCAGAACGGCTCGTCAGAATCCTGACCACGCTACATTGCACATTCAGCGTAATGCCATTCCCCCGGCAGCGTCAAGCCCCCTTCACGGGGGCTTTTCGTTTTAGCGTCCATTAACGTCCATTTGGCGCTTTGACTAGCCCAGCCTTGTACTGCCACACCCTCTGCTGTGGAATCGCACCGTTGCGTATCCAACGGGATACAGCCGGGGGTTTGACGCCAAACGCCCGTGCGATACCGCTCGGGGAACCGAATTTCTTTAATGCTGATTTGATGTCCATGCAAAAATATTAACACAGGGTGTTGACATAGCCAATAACCTTGGTTAATCTATCCCTCGTTGACAAACACAACGCATCCACAGATAGGAGCAATACATGAAAATTCTTCCAGAAACATTCGTTCCAGCAAAAGCTGACGAAAGCGAAGTTGGCTCGCTTTGGGCAACCACTATAGATGGCATGGTAAATGTTGAATTTCAAGACAACACTTACCGCGCATATGCCGCTCGCATTAGTGACGGCAGAATCCAAGTTCTAGGATTTGTTGGCAAATATCCAAACAGCAAAAAGGTGTGGCGCGTTAACGTAACGTTTGGAAACGGAACGACCAAAATTCGCGTGAATTACTACCGCCGCCAACCAAATCATAATAAATTAAAAGTTTTTTATTCGCCAAAAGATTATTTTTTAGGAATGTTGACTTACAGTTAACTTTGGTTACAATAAAACCTATACACAGGAGCAATAGATATGCCTCGCAAAGACACATTTCACGGTTTCGGTACGTTCTACGCCCTCGGCAACAAGTTTGAGGTTCGCGTGGAGTACACGCAGGACACCGATGGCGGCATCATCCTTGAGGCTGCCGACCTAATCGGCATCTTCCTTGATAACGACAAGGTTGCCGCATCGCTCAACCACGACATCAAGTTAGACATCTGCGACCTTGACGCAGACGCGATCTGGTTGTTTGAAGAAATCGCCACCAACGACGCGCTGATGAACGGCCCTTATGGGGAGGATTACTAATGAGCCGCTGGTTACCTCAAGCCATCCTGCTTGTAGTGCTATACGCCACAGCAGCCATCCTTGACCCGTGCGGCGACGGTGGCTGCACCCCGGCAGAGGAGCGAGCCAGCTATGCACGATGACGACATGACTTGGTGGCATCACCAAGACCAATTGATGCAAGAACTGGAAGAACAAGAACGCATAGAAGCCTGCAACAAGGCATTAGCAGAACTGAAGGAGCAAGAAGATGAAGGTGTATGAAAAGATTGCGGCGGTTACCGCCGAGCTATCCAAGATTGGCATTAGCAAGGAGAGCAAGAACCAATCACAGGGTTACGCTTTCCGTGGCATTGACCAAGTGTACGGTGCGCTTTCGCCGTTGCTGTCAAAGCACGGGCTGTGCATCCTGCCCCGCGTGACGGATCGGCAAGTTATTGAGCGCCAGAACCGCCAAGGCACGGCGTTGTTCTACGTCACGCTGACCGTGGAGTTTGATTTTGTGGCTGCCGAGGATGCGAGCAAGCACACGGTTGTCACGGTAGGCGAGGCGATGGACTCGGGCGATAAGGCCAGCAACAAGGCTATGTCAGCCGCTTACAAGTACGCCGCCTTCCAGACGTTCTGCATCCCGACCGAGGGTGACAATGACGCTGACGCCCAGACGCATGAGGTGGCTCCCAAGGCGGGTTTTACCAATGACCCTAGGGGCGACATGGGTAAGGACGTAGACCCGGCCAAACGGGATATCTTCGTTAACCAGTTCCGTGCCGCATTTGACATGGATGCCGACGAGTACGACATCGCACTAGCTGTGCTGGCCGTCCACGAACTCGTCAACCCTGACCACGACCTTTACATCGCCGTAGCCAATGCCATGACGGCAAAGGAACGGTCTGCCATTAAGAAGTACATTCAACTAACTAAGGAGAAACACCGTGCCTGATTACGATCCGAACATGAAAGGCGTTTTATTCCGTAATGACAAATCTGGGAATGAAAAGCGGCCTGACTACCGTGGTTCGGCAGTCATCAATAACGTGGATTACAACCTGTCGGCTTGGATCAAGTCCTCGCAAAAGACAGGCGATAAGTACATGAGTATCAAGATTGAGGCGAAGGGCGAGGGCAAGTTGTCGCGGCAAGGCGAGCCGCAGCACCAAGCCACGAAGAAGCCCGAGATAACCGAGAAGAATTGGGATGACCTTGACACCCCATTCTGACTTTGAGGCGAGGTTTAGGGCGAGTCGCCCGGCAGAGATTGTCGTGGCGACTTACCTCCTCAACATCGGGCATACGGTGACGCTGCCCAAACGGCGCATGGCAAAGGACTTTGCTGACCGCGCCGAGTTTGCCGATAAGGGCGATATATACGCATCAGGCAAGCGCATAGAGGTAAAGCACATCAAGCACGATTTTGGGTATCAGGCGTGGCCGTTTGAGACTGCCGCTATCTGCGCCAAGAAGTCGTTTGATGCTGCCGATCCTCGCCCTGACTACTACTACATCGTCAACGCTAGTATGACCGTAGCGGCGTTGGTGGACGTTAAGACGACGTTCCCCGATTGGCGTGTGCAAAAGATAGTGGATCGGGAGCGCGGGTATGATTATGACGTTTACGCCGTGACGCCCGAATACTTGGGTTGGCGGTACATAGACTTTGAGGAACGGCTATGAAGGTATTTATCGGGTGGGACAGCCGCGAGGACATCGCGTATCAGGTGTGCCGTAAAAGCATCCTCAAACACTCTAGCGTTGAGGTGGACATTCAGCCCATCGTGCAGTCAGAACTTCGGGAGCGTGGACTTTACTGGCGAGAGACTGATCCGCTGTCGTCTACGGAGTTTTCGTTTACCCGCTTTCTGACCCCATACCTCGCCGGTTACGACGGTTGGGCGGTATTTGTGGACTGCGATTTTCTTTTCCGGGGGGACATTGCGGGACTGCTGGACTACGCCGACGGGGCAAAAGCCTGCTTTCTTGTAAAGCACGACTATAGGCCGACGGAAACCGTCAAGATGGACAACAAAGCGCAACATCTGTATCCCAAAAAAAATTGGTCTAGCTTCATGTTTATCAACTGCGGCCACAGCCAAGTCAAGGCTCTTACGCCCGAGGTGGTGAACCGCGAGACAGGGATGTACCTGCACCGCTTTAATTGGCTCACCGATGACGTAATCGGGGAATTGCCGATTACATGGAACTACCTTGAAGGGTGGTATACCCGCGACCAATGCCCGAACCCCATTGCCGTGCATTTCACCCGTGGCGGCCCGTGGTTTAAGGACTACATGGATGTGGAGTACGGCGAGGAGTGGATGCGTGAAGCGCATATTTCCTAAAGGAACCACGCCCGAGCAGTTAGCCGTAGCGGCTACGCGCATGGTGCAGGGGTTATCGCCTGACCGTGCGTGGTGCATAGAGGTGCTGGAGTGGAAGAAACCGCGCACCGATCAGCAGAACCGCTTCCTGTGGGGCGTGTGTTATCCCGCGATCCTTGAGGGCGGTGGCGAGGCATTAGCAGGCTGGACGCGAGATGACATACACGAATACTTTCTCGGCGAGTGCTTTGGTTGGGAGACGCTAGAAGGCTTTGGCCGCAAGCGTATGCGCCCGATCAAACGCTCTAGCAAACTAACCAAACAAGAATTTAGCGAGTATCTAATGTTTTTAGAGATTCGCTGCGAATACATGGGAATAAGGATACCGGAGCCGGTGTATGAACCTGCGTGATCAGGCAAGAGATAGGGGCTGCATGGTGCGCTTGCCCGGTATCTGCAACCACAACAGCGCAACGACTGTATTGGCGCATATACGCCTATCAGGGGTCAGCGGTATCGGATTGAAGGCTGACGATTTGCTTGGCAGTTGGGCGTGTTCCGCTTGCCATGACGCCGTAGACCGCCGGTTCCGTACCGATCTTGACCGCGATTATGTGCGCCTTGCTCACCTTGAGGGCATGGTGCGAACCATCGCACAACTACGCAAAGAGGGGATCGTATGACACGCGATGAAATAGCAACCCGTTTAGGATGGACGCGAAACGACATGGTGGACGTTGTAGAGAAAATTGTGCAGGCCGCCGTTAATGCCGAGCGGGAGGCGTGTGCGAAGTTTCTTACAGACCTATACGAAAGCGATGGCGGTTACCACCCAGCAGAAGAATTCACTAAACAAGCAGTCAACGCCATTCGTGCGAGGGGCGTATGAGCTTCATGGTAGATACGCCGTACACCACGGCCTACGTTCGCAATGAGTTTCTATACGACCAACAGGAAGGCCACGGCGACTTTACCCTCTGCACCGTCCTAGGCTTTAGAGCCGAGCCGATGCGAGCGCCTATGTTCAGCGTGATGCTTGAGTGTGGTGCAATGTGGGCAAGGATGCCTATACACGCGATCTGCTCCAAGCCCTGCGACCCTTTGCCGCTTAACGTCTGCGTGTGGTGGGACAGTTTTAGCCGGTTCTGCGAGGTGCGTGAGATGCAGTTCCTGCGTAACCACCGAGTAGAGGCATATTGCCGCGACAAGGTGCTGCGGTCAGGCGTGTACCTGTTTAGCGTGTTCTGGGCCAATGGCGGTTGGTCGGAAATACCTGACCAATCCAAGGATCACCACATCATCGCGTTAGATAGCGGCCAATGGGTTGCCATGCCCAACAATAAACTGCGTTGGATAGACCCTTCGCACTTACATGGCGAAATACCGCGAGGCTGGAAATCACCTAGTACCAACTACAGCGTGGAGGCACTACCGTGAGATGGATCATTGACCTATTCCGCAAGCTCAAGGCTAACCGTGACCGCGAATGGCGTTCCGTGCCAGCCCCTAACTGGCGATGTGCGCGTGGAGGGCGAGATATATGGTGAAAGACGATATAAGCCCGCCGGGGGCGTGGAAAGAGGAGATGGAGCGCATTCCTTGGGGGTACGGTCAGAAGCAGGGCGACAGGCTTGCTAATGCGTTTGTAGCGATGCGGCGCATGGGGCTACACGATGAAGCCACGCTGTTAGAATTGGAAATCAAGACGCTGCGTAACGAGATTGAATTTTTGCTAAACCGCTGACTACTCACCTGTAGTTTAATTGGTAGAACCCCGGGTTTTGGCCCCGGTGATCCTCGTTCAAGCCGGGGCGGGTGAGCCATCTATTAGGTACAGCGCACGTTCGTCCTGACGCCGCTTCACAAGGCCGGGCAGCACACGCCCGCCTGCCTTCGTCCACTTCATAAACTCGTCAGCGGCTTCGTCAAACTCGCCGCGGTTGGTTTTCATGCGTAGGCTAGAGCGTTGCAGGTTGCCAAGGCCGACGTTGAAGGCAAAACTCACCAATGCGTCAAACCGGCCTTGATGATTAACAGCAGAAGGGCAAAGTCGGGCCACGCCGCGCTCAAACCGGCCAAGGTCTTGAGCAAGGATAGCGTCAACCTCTCCCATAGTGAGGTTGCGATCCCAACCCTCGGGTATCGGTAAGGTGCGCCGTTCCTCATATTTCACCGCTGCGTGTGAAGGGTCTATAACGTGGCCGACCCCGACCGTCCATAGCAGGGCCGGACACCGATAAGGGCGCATCCTTACGCCCTCATGATGTTTAATCATGTGGATCGCGGCAGGGCTAACCTTCACTTTTTGCCGAAAGCCTGCGTACCAAACCAAAACGCGAT